CGCCTGTCTCGGCTTGCCCGCAAACCCAGAGCGAGCCCGCATTGCCCTGCGCGATGCAATGCTCAGATTGGCCGCTGGCGAATTGCCCCATGAGACAAGAAACCATCCATGGAAGCTGGCCGCCACGCTGCACCGCGAGGCGCAAAAATTCGCCGGCCATCGGTGGCATTGCTGGATTGACATGGAGCAACCTCCAGACCACGCGACAAGGCTTGAGGCCAGGCTTTGGCTTGCCATGAAGGCAGGCGGAGGCAAGCTACCAGGGACAGCCAGGCGCATGGCGCAAATTTTGAACGGAGGTTGAAGCGTTCTCCTGCTGGCACTTCAGGGGGTGGGGATGACTATCAAGTTGTCACAACCTGAAAGGACAGCACATGAGCAACGCACAAACCCCATTTTCAACCTTGCAGCGCCGCACAGCCGATGAGGTCGCCGCAATCAAGCGGCACACATCCAAGATTGAGCGCCATCTTGATCTGCGCGACTTCATCCTGAGCAAAACTCAGTTTCCATCTCGCACGCTTGACGAAAAAGTCCTGAGCGCATTTCAGGAAATTTCGGAGAGCTGTCGTCAACGATCCGGTCAAATCCCGCTGGGCAACTGGATGCCGCTGTCCGTACTGTCCCGAGACTTGAATGTGACCTCTGGCGCCGGGATGGTGACAGGCAAGCTGTCGGCAAATCCGACAAACAGCCTGCTGCCCCACTCCGCAGTGGTCAATGGTGGCGCAATGGTTATTTCTGGACTGAGCGGCCATACCTACGGCCTCAGCGTCGTTGATCCCAATCTTGATGTGTCCAATGGTTGGATTCCCGAAGGTGCGCCCGCGCCCGCTGCCGAACCTCAGTTCGAGAATTCGGTTCTACAGCCGCATCGCCTGACGGTCTCTGTCACGATTTCCCGCAAGCTGCTGCATAACGCATCCGTCGATGTAGACGCACTGGTGCGCCGTGAATTGGTCTCGCGTTTTTCATACGCGATTGATGCGGCCGCAGTGAATGGCACGGGAAGCGATCAGCCGCTTGGAATCTTGCGTCATCCCGATCTGGACATCATCTCCGCTGGCACCAATGGAGCCGCACCAGCGTATCAGCACCTGCTGGAGCTGGAGCACAACGTCCTTTCTCGCAGTGGTGGCGACAGCCTCTCTCCGACCTACGTCATGAGCCCCAAGCTCACCAAGAAACTGCGCGGAACGCCTCGTGTTTCTGGTGGTGACAGGTTCATCATGGAAGGCAAAGACCTGCTGGGCTACCAAGTGCGCACAGCGCCCAACATGCCTGACAACCTGGTCAAGGGCACCTCGGGCGAGGCGTGTTCGGCTTTGCTGTTTGGAGACCTCTCGGAAGTCGTTATTGGCTTCTGGGGACCCGCTGCTGTTGACTTCATCGTTGACGATTACACCCTCCGCAAGGACAACAAAATAAAAATCGTTGCTCATGCAGATGTGGGCATCCAGGCTCGCAGAATCGGAGCGTTTTCGGCCTACAAGGACCTGCTGGCAGGCTGAGGACCACATGAAGAAGCGCGGCCCCAATCGTAAAGTTTGGAACCCGAACTTCAACCCAGTGCGGAGCGCAGTCTTCGCGCTGAGGTTCACAGGAAACAAGACCATCATTCAGCTCCAAAACTATTCAGCACTGCAAGAGCTGAAGACTGGTCGGGTCTCCATTGACAATTTTCAGGTGTTGGTCGGATTGGTTGGTACGTCTAAGAGGCTTGCCAAAGCTGGAATCGGTCCGGAAGTTCTTGAGGCCTGCGAATTGGCTCAAAAGGCCATGGGCGCAATAGAGGCCGCGAAAGGTGTTGCAACCGAAGCGCAAATTCAATCAGTCATTGAGGTGTTTGACTGGCACCAGGCGCAGCTTGAGGCCGCATCTCAAACGGAATACGCCGCAGCTTGCTCCCCGTATTGCGAACTGATCCCAGATTAGAAGTTGGGTGGGTACTTTGGCCGCATTTCGATGCGGCTTTTTTTCGGCTCTGTTGCTGGTGTTTTTTGGTGTACATTAGTGGCCGGTGGTGTCCGCGATTGGCCTGTTAATCCGTAGGTCCCTGGTTCGAGCCCAGGTCGGGGAGCCAGTACACAAGGGTTCTGCAGCAATGCAGAACCCTTTTTTTGTGGGTCTGCCCTTCTCCACCATGAATGCCCGGACCAACGCATTGCTCAACTCGCTGCCCGAGCCGGAGCTCCAGGCCATGTCCAGACACCTGGAACTGGTTTCCCTGGAAAAGGGGCAGACGCTCTTTTGCACCGGCGAAATACCCCGCCACGTCTACTACCCCGTCGGTGCGATTGTCTCGATGATGAACGATGCCGACGACGGCCTGATGACCGAAACATTCATGCTGGGCAATGCCTGCATGGTGGGGGCAGGTACATTGGGCCAGCCCAGCTTTTACAGAGCCAGCGTTCGCAGCTCGGGGCTGGCCTACCGCATGCCCGTCATGGCCCTGGAAGGGCTTCGAACACAGTGTCCTGTTTATGCGCAGGCCTCCATGGCGGCCATCAACCGGATGATCATGCAACTCTCTCAAACGGTGGTCTGCAGCAAGCGTCACCCGATTGACCAGCAACTGATTCGCTGGATGTTGATGACGCTGGATCGCGGTACGGGCCTTCGCATTGAAGTGACACACCAGGAACTCTCACAGATCCTGGGGTTTCGCCGGGAGTCCGTGACACTCCAGCTCAACAAGATGGCTATACAACAGGACATTGCAATCCACCGAGGGATGATCGAGGTGGTGAACCGGTCGGCGCTTGAAATGCGTGCGTGCGAATGCTATTGGACTGGGTCTCAAAAAATCCGTCCACTGCGGGGACGATGAGCCATAGAACTCGGTAAGCCGCTTTGGGCCGAAATCAAAAAAGCCATCTGATGTCAGACATCAGATGGCTCGCAGCGGTAGCGCCTATCAAGCGCTCCCAGTCGATCAGTGGAACTGCTCTTCTTCGGTCGAACCGGTCAGGGCCTTCACGCTCGATGACCCGCCCTGGATCACGGTGGTCACGTCGTCGAAGTAACCGGCGCCGACTTCCTGCTGGTGGGACACGAAGGTGTAACCCTTGTCGCGCGCCGCGAATTCGGGCTCCTGGACCATGTTCACGTAGTGCTTCATGCCTTCGCCGCGGGCGTAAGCGTGGGCAAACTGGAAGGTGTTGTACCAGTTGATGTGGATACCGGCCAGCGTGATGAACTGGTACTTGTAGCCCAGTGCCGACAGTTCGTCCTGGAAGGCGGCGATGGTCTTGTCGTCGAGGTTCTTCTTCCAGTTGAAGGACGGCGAGCAGTTATAGGACAGCAGCTTGCCGGGGCAGGCAGCATGCACAGCCTGGGCGAATTCGCGGGCAAAGCCCAGATCGGGCGTGCCGGTTTCACACCACACCAGATCGGCATAGGGGGCGTAAGCCACGCCGCGGCTGATGGCCTGCTCCAGACCGTTCTTGACACGGTAGAAACCTTCTTGTGTGCGCTCGCCGGTCAGGAAAGGCTTGTCGTTGGCGTCGTGGTCGCTGGTGATCAGGTTGGCGGCTTCCGCATCGGTACGGGCCAGGATCAGGGTGTTGACACCCATGGTGTCGGCTGCAAAGCGCGCTGCGATCAGCTTCTCGCATGCTTCCTGGGTGGGCACCAGCACCTTGCCGCCCATGTGGCCGCACTTCTTGACGGCAGCGAGCTGGTCTTCGAAGTGCACGCCGGCTGCACCAGCGGTGATCATGTTCTTCATCAGCTCGAAGGCGTTGAGCACGCCGCCGAAACCGGCTTCCGCATCGGCCACGATGGGCAGGAAATAGTCGATGAATTCCTTGTCGCCGGGGTTAATGCCACGGCTCCACTGGATTTCGTCGGCGCGCTTGAAGGTGTTGTTGATGCGGCGCACCATGGTCGGCACCGAGTCGTAGGCGTAGAGCGACTGGTCGGGGTACATGGTCTCGGACGTGTTGCCGTCAGCAGCCACCTGCCAGCCCGACAGGTACACGGCTTCGAGGCCGGCCTTGGCCTGCTGCATGGCCTGGCCAGCGCTGATGGCGCCGAAGGCGTTCACATAGCCCTTCTTGGCGCCACCGTTGACCTTGTCCCACAGCTTTTCGGCACCGCGCTTGGCCAGCGTGTATTCGATCGGCATGGAACCGCGCAGTCGCACGACGTCAGCAGCGGAATAGCCACGCTTGACGCCTTTCCAGCGCGGGTTGGTGGCCCAGTCTTTTTCGAGGGCAGCAATCTGCTGTTCGCGGCTGAGTTGTTCAGTGATGTTTTGCGGCATATGAAGCTCCTGTCGGAAGTGAAGTTGAAATCTGGACCGGCATCATTGATGGCGCGGTACATGGGTGTATCTTAACTCTTATATAAGACTCAAAGATCATCTTATGTCTTATAGAAGAATTATATTTTTATCAATAAAATCAATTGTTTAAATGCCTATTTTCTCAATGCGAAAAGTTTTTTTCCATATTGAGAAAACATCGTAGATCGATTTCGATGCTTTTTCGCATGGAGAAAATGAAAAAAGTATGACGAAAAACACCTTTGAAAACCGCAGTGGCACAGATGGTGGTGAAGCATGCTGTTGTCAAAGACGACAAATCCGCAACACACCTGATAAAAACCGCGCAGAAACGCTTGGAAAGCCCCAGCAACTCCATTAGCATGCGCTGAGCTGATGGCGTGATGCCTTCAGCGTCTTTTTACATTCCGATCAAAGGAAAGATCCATGGCAACTGCAAAGAAGACCCCGGCCAAAAAAGCTGCACCCGCAAAAAAAGCAGCGCCGGCCAAGAAGGCCGCAGCCAAGAAGGCGGCACCGGCTAAAAAAGTAGCCGCCAAGGCGCCTGCGAAAAAGGCCGCCCCCGCCAAAAAAGCTGCTGCCCCCAAGGCACCGGCCAAAAAGCGCACGCCGAATGCTGCCTTCATGAAAGCCTTGACACCCAGCGCCGCTCTCGCTGCCGTGGTCGGGGCCTCTCCCCTGCCCCGCACGGAAGTTGTCAGCAAGATGTGGGCTTACATCAAGAAAAACGGTCTGCAAGACAAGCTCAACAAGCGCGCCATCAACGCCGACGAAAAACTCAAGGCCATCTTCAACAAGGCCCAGGTCACCATGTTCGAAATGGCCGGCCTGATCGGCAAACACCTCAAGTGATGCCCTGATCGTCCAACAAAAAACCCGCCTCGGCGGGTT